AGGACTGGAGCTATTAGGACTGAAGTATCAGGAACGCGAAGAACCGTTCCGTGGAGCAAGTGGTGTCACGCATCCGGTGATAGCCGAAGCGGTAACACAGTTTCAAGCGCAAGCGTATAAGGAATTATTACCGGCATCTGGGCCCGTACGCGCCGAGATCGTCGGAGCGAATACCCCGGAGATAGAAGCACAATCCCAACGAGTGCAGGATTTTATGAATTATCAGATTATGCACGTCATGGAGGAGTACGACCCGGAACTGGATCGGCTTTTGTTTTATTTACCATTAGCAGGAAGTGCTTTTAAGAAAATTTATTTTGATGACAATTTGGATCGCGCGGTGGCACGCTTTGTGCCGGCGGATGATTTAGTGGTTCCATACAACGCCACGGATTTATATTCATCAGCGCGGGTGACGCATGTCATTCGTATGCTGGAAAACGAAGTACGGAAACTCCAGGCAGGAGGGTTCTACCGGGACGTGGAATTAGAGCCATACGAACTGGATAATGAGTTACGGGACAAAGAACGAGAACTCTCAGGAATATCCAAAACATCCGTTGATGATGATTGCACTTTAATAGAAGTGCACACCAACCTGGACATTCCCGGTTATGAGCATAGGGATCCTGTTGAGGGGCAACCAACTGGAATTAAACTTCCGTATATTATAACAATTGATTTGGAGAGCGCAAAAGTGCTTTCTATCCGTCGTAACTGGAAAGAGGGTGATGAGTATTATAAAAAGCTACAATACTTTGCCCATTACAAATTTTTGCCAGGACTAGGGTTTTATGGATTTGGACTATTACATATGATAGGTGGCTTGGGTCGTTCCGCCACCTCCATCCTTCGTCAACTCATTGATGCAGGCACACTTGCCAACCTCCCCGCTGGCTTTAAGGCCAGGGGCATTCGCATCCGTGAGAGTGATGAACCGTTGTCTCCCGGTGAATTCCGCGACATTGATGTACCCGGAGGAGCTTTAAAAGAAAGCATTCTCCCTCTCCCTTACAAAGAACCCAGCCAAACATTAATGCAATTGCTAGGTTTTGTGGTGGATGCCGGGAGACGATTTGCGGCCATTGCTGATATGCAAGTGGGTGATGGTAACCAGCAAGCAGCTGTTGGTACCACTGTTGCTTTATTGGAGCGAGGCTCCAAAGTTATGTCTGCTATTCAAAAACGTTTACACTACGCTCAAAAACAAGAATTTCGTATGCTAGCCAAAGTGTTTGCAGAGTCCATGCCACCGATGTACCCCTATAATGTCTGGGGAGCGGAAGCCTTTGTAAAACAAATGGATTTTGACGACAGGGTGGATGTACTCCCCGTATCCGATCCGAATATTTTCTCTATATCACAACGACTAGCATTAGCACAAACCCAATTACAATTGGCGCAATCTAACCCACAGATGCACAATATGTATGAAGCATATAGAAGGATCTATGAAGCTGTCGGTGTGCAAAACATAGAAGCTTTGCTCCCTCCCCCTCAACCACCACAGCCGACGGATCCTTCTATAGAAAACGCACGCGCTATTATTCAGGAAAATTTGACCGCTTTTAAAGAACAAGACCAGGACGCACATATTGCCGCGCATTTATCCTTTATGAAAACACCCGTGGTAGGGTCAACACCGGCAATTTTTGCTTTACTTCTTGCCCATATCTGTGAACATATTGCCTTTAAAGCGAGAGGAGTAGCGATGATGGAAGCCGTAACAGCTGCACAAGAAGCGCAAGCAACAGGGCAACCCGAACCTTTAATAGATGGCGAGGCCCGTGTCGCAGAATTAATCGCGCAATATACCGAAGAAGTTTTTGCCGCCTTGATGCCTCCAGGAGGCGATCAGGTGGATCCATTGGTCACGTTACGGGAAAAAGAATTAGATATTAAAGCCGCCGATATTCAACGTAAAGCATTAGAGTTTGATGCGCGTATGGAATTTGAAGCCGATCGAGAAACAGGGCGACAAGAAATTCAACGCGAAAACATAGATTCTCGTGAGGATATTGCACAATTGCGTGCGCGTATAGCTCGAGAAAAGTTAGCAAAAGATTATAAGGTAGGGAATTAATGGTAAGAACAAGTGCAAATAAAGTGGAGGCGAGATTGGACACACATGAAGCGGTATGTGCCGAGAGATGGCGAGAAACCATTACTCGTATTAAACGAGTGGAGGCTATTATGATTGCTTTTTCCGGAACAACCATTGTAATGCTTGTCACCATGTTATGGAGGATGTGATGAAACGACCTCAAGGATTAGCAGGGCAAATGGCTAGACAAATGCACACAACGAAAGGCGCGGCGAAAGGAATGTTAGCTAAAGCTAAAAAAATGAACGACAGAGAAGGTTTTCAAGCCGGGGGCCCCGCTCATCATAGCCCCAGTAGCGGGGTCCGGCGTCTAAGCGATAGTGCGCACCAGGCACGTCCTCGGTATTTTGTCCGAGGAGGAGGGGTCGCTGTCAGAGGTAAAACTTATAGAGGAGTATCGTAAATGACAAAAAACGAACAAAAGGCTCGTAATTATTTTTATGATAGTAAAGGGTCAACGGATTATTCGGCCACCATGTCTTTTAAAGAATTTTTTTCACGGGTATGGCCAGGTATAAAAGGAAAGGCAGAAGGAGGTGTGAGCCTCCAGTTTGACGAAGGCGAAGTCGCAGAAACCATGTTCCGTGGTGGAGTAGGCTTCAAAGGACATTTTTAACAAAGGAGAAAAAAAATGGGAGATTTAGCTAAACCCGCACTAACATTGCGTATACAGGAGAAAATGGATCAACTGAAAAAAGGCCAATTCGGATTTAATAAAGAAGACTTAAAAATAATAAAAGACATATTAAAAAAGAAAAATCTTAACCAAGGAGGTACTGTTATGAAGACAAAAAAATATCGTGGCGGAGGTCAAGGATACGCGGCTAGAGAAGACGAATCTCTAGGAATGCGTACTGGAGCCGAACGCACTAAACGCCAAAGCATGAGAGATCGTCGTGATGAGTCTTATGGTGCTTGGGGAAGACGCCCTAACCAGATGATTAATCGTCAAGATGGCGGTTTAGGTGCAAGAGCAATTTCAGATGAAGATAAAAGAATGGTTAAACTTCTTCTTGGCGAAGGCTCAAAAAATATATCAGATGAAGATAAAAGAATGGTTAAACTTCTTCTTGGCGAAGGCTCAAAAAATATATCAGCTGACGATAGAGCTAGAGCTAAAGAAATAGTCGACGACTTTCGTAAAGAGTCATCTGAGTCGCATAACGCTAAAGGTGGCGTTGCTTCTTTTGCTAGAGGTGGTGTTGAAGCGGCAGACAAAGAAGGCAGTCGTCTCAGTGTTTCGATGGAAAGCCAAGAGGATGCTGGCTTTTCTCCGTCACAAGCAGACTTTGACCAACAACATAGATTAGCGGAAGAAGGTATTATGGACGTAGGTACCGCCGTTACCATCGTTCAAGGTCATGATTCACGGGAACAATTAGGTGAAACCGATGGTGTCCGTGGTGGTGGTGCAGCGATTAGAGGAAAGAATTTTCACGGAGTTAGTTAATGGCGACAGATCCTGTCAGCTTTGCGTATGCGACATTGAAAGCAATACAGCAAAGAAAGGAATTAACCGAACAAGCCATTCTTGATGGTGGTCCCCAAAATATGGAGGATTATCGTCAATTAACAGGGGAACTGAAAGGCTTGCAATTTGCAGAGCAGGAAATTAAGGATGCTCTGGGTAAATATGAGAAGGAAGAATGAGATGGCTAAAACACTTTATGTGCCCGACCATGTTGCCAAAAAAGGCAAAACAAAAGAGAAGATGAATGTAGAACCGTTGTATATAAAACCAGAAGCAAAGGTTTTGGATCCGACGTTAATTGAAAAGACACTAAAGGAACGACTACCTCAGCCGACAGGCTGGCGTATTTTAGTGATGCCCTATATGGGGAAAGCAACCACGGATGGAGGAGTTTTTATCCCAGACGCTACACGCGAACGGGAACAGGTGGCAACGGTTGTTGCCTATGTACTAAAGATTGGACCACTGGCTTATCAAGATCCATCAAAGTTTGGTGAGAACGGTAAGCCCTGGTGCAAAGAAGGCCAATGGGTTTGCATTGGTCGTTACGCAGGATCACGTTTCAAAATAGAGGGCGGCGAAGTTCGGATTCTTAATGATGACGAAATCATTGCCACTATTATGGAACCTGATGATGTTAAACATGTCTAGAAAGAAGAAAGTAACCAAGGAGCATTGACATGCAACAAGAAGCAAAACTCGACGTCGGCGATGCCGAAGAAGAAGCTGTAGAAGTGGATTTGAAGGAAAAACCTAAAATGCCACAAGAACAGCTTGACCTCGTACCAAAGGAAGAATCGAAAGAAGAACCCAAGGAAGAGGTTAAAGAAGAAAAGAAAGAAGAAGAGCTGGAAGAGTACAGTACCGGCGTAAAGAACCGTATTGACAAACTAACAAAGCGTATGCGTGAAGAGGAGCGTCAAAAAACCGCCGCTACTCAATACGCTAATAGTGTTAAAACAGAAAATGACCAGCTTAAATTACGTTTAGATAATTTAGACAAAGGATATCAGGAAGAATTTGGGGGACGAATAGACTCCCAGATCACCAGTGCTAAACGAGCATTTAAAGATGCTCATGAAGCAGGAGATGTGGATAGAATGGTGGAAGCACAAGAAGCTTTAGCCAGTTTAACTGTGGAAAAAGGCAAATTAAAAAAACCTGTGGCCGATGATAAAGGAACAGTTGCCCCAACTCAACCCGCTCCTGGGACCGCACCACCCGTGCAGGCTCCTGGAGCCCCACCACCAGCGGCGCCTCCTGATCCTCGTGCAGAGGCTTGGGCGGCTAAAAACCACTGGTTTGGTCAAGATGAAGTTATGACATATGCCTCATTTGGTATCCACAGACGCTTAATTGAGGATGAAGGGTTTGACCCTCAGACGGAAGACTATTATAGTGAGCTCGATAAACGAATGGCTGCTGAATTCCCTCATAAGTTGGGAAAACAGGCAGGAAACGGGGGAAGTCGCAAAGTAGCGTCCGCTGAATCTTCCAGATCCCGCAACAAAGGTGGACGAAAATCTGTGCGGTTAACGCCTTCACAAGTAGCTATAGCTAAAAAGCTGGGTGTACCGCTTGAAGAATACGCTAAATATGTGAAGGAGTAGAGAGATGACTGAAGAAAATAAAATGGAGAACACAGCTCCCAAAAAGGATACGAGAATAGATCGTGCTCAGGATACTCGCGAAAAACATGCACGCAAAGGCCCCTGGAAACCCCCTTCTACTTTGGAGGCACCTAAACCACCTGAAGGATATATTCATCGGTGGATAAGGACAGAGGTTATGGGTTTTGATGACCGTAAGAACGTTTCTGCCAAAATACGAGAAGGGTGGGAATTAGTACGCGGTGATGAACATCCAGATTTTGATGCACCAACCATAGAAGATGGGAAACATGCAGGGGTTATTGGAGTAGGAGGATTAGTATTAGCTAGGATCCCTATTGAAATCGCGGAAGAGCGCAGTAAATACTACCGGGATAGAACCCGCAATCAAATGGCGGCTGTTGACACCGAGTTAGCTCGAAATCAACATCCGGCAATGGCTATTCATAAGCCAGAAAGAGAATCTCGTGTAACTTTTGGCGGCTCTCCTAATAAAAAAGAGAGCTGAATTTTAATTTGACCGTATGGAGGTATAATTATGGCAAATATTAATGGAAGTTTTGGCCTCCGTCCTATCGCTAAATTAGGACAAGGAGCCAATTCAACCGGTAATGCTAATTATACAATGTATGAAATCGCGAATGGCAATACTAACGCCATCTATAAAGGTAGCCCCGTTATCCCGTTAACTACAGGATATATTGATATTGTGGGTGCTGCCGCAGGTGGAAGCGTTAGTTTGGCAGGAGTGTTCATGGGTTGTGAATATGTGGCAAGCGCTACCGGTAAAATGACTTTTAGTAACTACTGGCCTGGGTCAGGAGCAGACAGCAATCATCCAATTAAAGCGTATGTTGAGGATGATCCTATGGCGCTGTTTGTTATAGCTACTGATGCTACATGGACAAGTAAGGCAACTGCTATCGCTGATAGATTTAAAAACGCACAATTTGCGACAGCGACAAGTGGAACCGCCGCTACTGGTCTTTCGTCGGCGTCAATAGACATTAGCACTGCTGCAACTACAGCAGCTGATTTCCATTTGAGAATAATGGGATGGGTTGACGATCCGGCAAACGCGGATTTCACTGCCGCAGGTGTTGGTGTTATTGTTCGTCTTAATAATCACTTTAACTCACCGAATGGTTCTGCTAATGCAGGTACAACCATTTCGACAACTGGTATATAGGAGGTTAAATTATGGCTATATCTAGAGCACAGCTAGCGAAAGAGCTAGAACCTGGTCTCAACGCCTTATTTGGTCTTGAGTATGCTAGGTACGAAAATGAGTCCGCTCAAATCTTTGATACTGAATCTTCAGAACGTGCTTTTGAAGAAGAAGTAATGTTGTCTGGATTTGGTGCGGCACCCGTAAAATCAGAAGGTACTGCGGTAACTTTTGATGATGCACAAGAAGCTTACACTGCAAGGTATAATAACGAAACTATTGCTCTTGCTTTCTCAATAACAGAAGAAGCTATTGAAGATAATCTTTATGATCGTCTTGCTTCTCGTTATACAAAAGCACTAGCAAGAAGTATGTCACATACTAAGCAAGTGAAAGCAGCGGCTATTTTAAACAACGCTTTTGATAGTGGTTTTACAGGTGGAGATGGAGTGGAACTTTGTTCTACTGCACATCCATTAGTTAATGGTAGTACCTTAGCTAATGAGCCTAGTACAGCTGCGGATCTAAACGAAACCAGTCTTGAAAATGGTTTAATTGACATTGCTGGTTATGTTGATGAGCGTGGTTTAAAAGTGTCTGTTAAAGGCACTAAATTGATGGTTCCAGCGAATCTTCAATTTGTAGCAGACAGGTTATTAGAATCAACCCTACGTCCAGGAACAGCGGACAATGATGTTAACGCTACCAGAAATATGGGAATGCTTCCCGATGGCTATGCAGTTAACCATTTCTTAACTGATACTGACGCTTGGTTTATCAAAACAGATGCTCCTCGTGGATTTATCCACTTTGAACGTCTATCTTTGTCTACCAAGATGGAAGGAGATTTTGATACAGGTAATGTAAGATTTAAAGCCCGTGAGCGTTATAGCTTCGGTTACTCAGATCCACGTTGCGTGTATGGTTCTCCAGGAGCGTAGTAACTAATTGAGTGGGGAGCACATCTCCCCACTCTCTCGGATTAACTAGCTCTAGCGACTGGCCGAGCAGACGCTTACGAAGACTCTAGAGCAAACCCTTTCGTAAGGAGGTAAATACGATGGCGAATACACACTTTTCAGGTCCTGTATTATTTTCTAATGCACGACCTACTTTAGAAAACTTAAATATTGCAGCATGGCCAGATCAAACTATGTTTATAGATGATTTTTTGCGTGTTGCATTTGATGATGCAACAGCAGCAGATGTAATTCTTTGGACTGTAGTTAAAGACTCAGGTGCTTCGGTTGATATAACTGCGGACGCACTTAATGGAATAGCTGCTCTTAATTCAACAGCAACTACTGATGATGATGGTGCGTCTATACAAGGGAATGAAATTTGGGGACTGCCTTCAACAGCAGGTCAAAAACTTTATTTTGAAACTCGTATAAAAACGGCCGATGCAGATCAAATGGACATATTTGTTGGTGTTTGTGAAAACTTTGCTACAAATCCAGAAAATATTTTTACGTCAGCTAACAGGATTGGTTTTCAAATAGACGATGGGGATGCAACTCCTCATTTGATTACTGAATCTAGTGGAAGTGAAACAGATACTACATTAACAGGTACTACTTATGATCTTTCAGACGATACTTTTGTAACTCTTAGTTTTGTTGCTACTAAAGGAACTTCTACAGATGTAGTAGAATTCTATGTTAATAGAACTAAAGTGGGGACACATACTACGAACGTTCCTACAGCAAACATGGCGTTAGCAGCAGGATCTGTTTCTGGAAATAATTCAGGAACAAAGATAACAAGTATTGATTATATCTGGGCTGCTCAAGATCGTGGTGTTAGTTATTAAGGAGGATAAAAATGGCTAAATCAAAAAAAGAAGAAGCAAAAAGTTTTTTAGACAAAGCAGTAAAAAAAGTTTCTAAAACTTCTCAGTCTTCTCTTCCACGTCGAGGTAGCTCTGAATATAAAAAATTAGTTTTATTAGGAAAAATAAAGGAGTAGATTATGGCTGATACTGATACCAATACTGTCATTATGGATGGCCCTCAGAAGTATGTAGCTTCTTTTGTTCATACATATGTCGATACCGGTGAAGGTACCCCCGTTGAAAAAATAGATGTTTCTGGCTTATCTAAAAACCCTGTAAATGGAAACGATTGCATAGGAGTACGCATTAATAAGATTTGGTACTCTACTATAGGGTTAAGCGTTATAATTAATTGGTTTGCAACTACGCAAGTTAGGGCGATACAACTTCCTGAAAACTATAGTGATGTTTTAGATTTCTCTAGTTTTAGTGGATTACCTAACACAACTACTTTTGGTAGTGGAGGAGCAAACGGAGACGTGTATTTTGGAACAAAAGACGAAGCGGCTAATGATGGTTATACTATTGTACTAGAGTGTATAAAAGTATACGCTAAAGATAATACATAGGAGGTTATTATGGCCCGATTTAATACCGTTGTTAATGTTTCGGCGAGAAATGCCAATAAAAGTAAACTTAATCCTGATGGTAAAGCTTACGTTTACATGCACGGGGGAGTTCACTCCCCCGATGCACGTTCTAAAAAACGTTATAATATAGGCGGAGGCAACTGGATACAAAAAGCTAATTTAAAAAAAGGAGCTTTTACCAAACAAGCCAAAAACGCTGATATGAGCGTTCAAGGTTTTGCTAATAAAGTGACAAAAAATCCTGGGGATTATAGTCCTACAACGGTGAGACGCGCACGATTGGCACAGACCTTTAAAAAGATGGCGAAAGGATAAATAGATGGCAACTTCTGGTTCTTCTGACTTTAACCTAAATATGGCAGAAATAACCGAGGAAGCTTTCGAAAGATGTGGTTTGGAGCTTCGAACCGGTTATGACGCCCGTACTTCTAGGCGTTCTTTAAATCTTTTGTTTGCTGAATGGGCGAATAGGGGTTTAAATCTATGGACAGTGGAAAAACTGACGCAAACCGTAGCGCAGTTATCCACTACTTCTTCAATTGCTTCTTATCCTGTTGGCACTATTACTTTAAATGTTGGAGCGTCAGCGGCTTTTACTATTGGAGAAACGCTTACTGGAAATTCAACAGGTGCGACCGCAAACCTTATTACAAAACCTACAGCGACAACAATGACTATTACAGTTCCTGTAGGGATTTTTACAAGTGCCGACACCGCATTAGAAGGAGGAACAAGTGGTGCCACCACAACAGTTACATCGACTCCTAGTTTAGAAGATGCCCAGGCGACAGTGGATATCTTAGAAGCATCCGTTCGAAGAAGTGGATCTGACACCATTATTTCTCGCGTAAGTCGAGGAGATCATTTGGCTATTTCCGATAAAACAAGTCAAGGAAGAGCAACAGAATTTTATATAGATCGTTTAATTACTCCGACCCTTAATATTTGGCCCACGCCTGAAAACTCTACGGATCAGTTAATTTATTATCGTGTAAAACGTATTCAAGACGCAGATGCCAGTGTTAATACGGCTGATATTCCGTTTCGATTTTTACCCTGTTTGGTAGCGGGTTTATCCTATTATATAGCTTTAAAAAAGGCTCCGAACCGTGTGGCAGGATTAAAGGTTATATATGACGAAGAGTTTTATAATGCCGCCGCAGAAGATAGCGAAAGAGCTCCTTTGCGTTTAGTACCAACTTATTCTTCAATGAGGGTTTTGTAAAATGGCTAGATTTGCTTCCGCTAAATGGGCATTAGGTATTTCTGACAGGTCTGGTAGAGCGTATCGTTTAAAAGATATGATTCTGGAATGGAATGGTTCGTTAGTAGGACGCGATGAGTATGAACCAAAACAGCCTCAATTGTATCCGAAGCGTGTCAAATCTGATCCTCAAGCTTTAAGGATTAGCAGAACGGATAGGACGGAACCTCCTGTTGCGGTTTTACTAGGGTATAACTCTTTTAAATCCGGAGATGCGGGTTCGGCTACTATTACTGTTCATCAGCCAGGACATCAAAAAAGCACTGGTGATACAGTATGTTTCCGTGATGTTCTTCCTTTTGATGGCTTTACGGAGAGTATGCTAGAAACAGCGGCAGGTTTTACTATTACGGTGATAGCCGCTACTGGCAGCGAAATTCAATCTAATTTTTATACTTTTACAGCAACTGGTGGAGAAACAGCTACTACTGGGAGTGTTGAAGGAGGAGGTGGCGAAGCTTCGGCAGGACCCGTCACAGTGGAGGCATAATGGCATTTACATTTACAACTTTAAAAACAGCAATTCAGGATTATACTCAAAATACGGAAACGACCTTTGTTAATAATCTTAGTCGCTTTATAGTAAACGCAGAAGAACGCATTCTTAAAGAGTGCCAATTAAGTGATTTTAAAAAATATGTCGCTGGTTCTATGAGTGCGTCTAATAAATTTTTGCAAAAACCAAGTGACTTTTTAGCTCCTTTTTCCCTAAGCGTTATTAACAGCTCTAATAATGAGTTTTTACTTTTTAAACATGTTACATTTATTCAAGATTATACTCCGGATCCTACCACTACAGGGGTTCCTTTATATTATGGAGATTGGAATGATGAAGCTTTTATTCTCGCTCCCACTCCTACCTCAGCGTATAATGCGGAATTACATTACTTTTATCGTCCTACATCTATTACTACTTCCGGAGATGGTACTTCCTGGTTAGGCACCAATGCCGAATTAGCTTTAATGTATGGCTCATTAGTAGAAGCTTATACCTTTATGAAAGGGGAAGAAGCTTTATTAAAAGTATATAATGATCGTTATATGGAATCACTTAATTGGCTTAAAAACCTAGGAGAAGGAGAAAACACACGGGATCAGTATCGTTATGATGAATTACGAAGGGATGTTCAATAATGTTTAATGCAAATGGGACGGGTGATGTAGGAAGTGTAAGTATTTATACGTCCCAAGAAGGAGGCCACAGTGCGGAAGATATAGCTGATATGGCTTTAAATAAGATCATGATAGGAAGTAAAGATGCTCCTCCTGTCATACGAGATCAAGCGATT